GGAAAACAATAAATTCAAGCTGCGTCTTGCCGATACAGCTTGATCGCCTGTCCTTGTCTGTGGATCTATTCCGCACCGCTCGTAGGCTTCGGAAATAATCTCTTCAACGTCTGGTCTAAAAGCTACCGTATCTGAAGTTGCCATATTTAATACTCTTTAATTGCTCTTATCACAATCTGATAGGCATCACCTGCCGCACCAGCTCCTGTTGTCGTGAATTTAATGTCACCAGTTCCACTTGATCCGTATGAGCTACTTGTCGGTAGACCACCAAATCTTGAAAAGTCTTGATATCCTGACTGGCCTTCATCTAAATGCAAAACAATAATATCCGTACCTGCATCCGCAAGAACCTCAACAGTCATTGCATTTATTACCCACCAACACTCAACAATTCTTATGCCACTACATGTGTCGCCATTTGCACTTTTACCAAGACCTGAAACATCTATTTTAGAAACAGCACTTTCATTACCACCGTCAACATATTGGTACTGGAAAGCGTAAACAACTTCACGAGTGCTTTCGCTTATTTTTGTACTCGTCGTAATATCAGCCATTATTTACTCCTTTATAAAATTGGTAGGGGTTTCCCCCTACCTAATTAAGAATTATTCAAAAGGTGTGGCTAATGTAGCGTCACCAAGTAAGTAAGCTGCACAGTGCCAGCGTGTAGCTGACTGGGCGGTTAGCGTAATCATGCCACCACTTAGCCAACCCTGCTCTATTGCTCCCAGATCAATAGTATCATCATTACTTTGGTCTGGTATGAAAGTGTTGGTGTCTCCAGCAGTTGCTGGATCAGATAATATAGCAAAGCCAGAGTACAAGTCAGCAGTTGCGCCTGTATTAATTTGTCCTGCGCCTGTGAATGTTGTGCCAACAATGAATGTATATTGCTCGCCACTCGCTGCCGCAGTTAACTCAGGTAGCGTAACCACAATTCCTGCCGCTCTTGAGAAGATAAATGTAGTGCCTGACTGAGCCGCTGTCACAGCGTATGTAGCAGTTGTGATAGTAACCACACTTTTAATACCTGTCGTAGCACCAGTAACCGCAAGTGTTCCTGCGATTGTGACATTACCACCGATAGTTGCGTCATTGTTGTATGTGGAATTAGTTGTGTATGCACCCGTTGTTGCATTTTTTGTAACGTCTTTAAATCCGTTTTCAGAGCGGACTGCTCCTGTAAAGGTTGTATTAGCCATTTAAATCTCCTTGTCGTGGCAAATGTCAGCCGCATTATGCGACTGTCAAGGTACTTTTACGTTACACCACCTTTTCATAAAAAGAAAGAGGGTAACTTAGACAATCAATCGCTTGATTTTTCTTTAAGAACCAGTCCAAATATTGCACAGATAATACCTGCCCACGTTAATAGTGGCATAGTAAGTACAATACCTAAACCTACTCCAACTACCGCAGCAGCGCCATAGCTTGAAGGCTCTTTTAATCTTCCTTTAATCCAATCCATAATTTTCTCCTAATTAAGGTTACAAAAAAAGGCGACCAAAGCCGCCTTTTTTAATCAGTATTTTAAAGCAATTAAGCTCCGGGTGTACCAAACACACCGCGCCAATCTGAAACTCCGAAAGAATATCTTTCGCGAGCTTTGAAGCGCATGTTTCCTGTATCAAAATCGCCTTCCATGGCAGTTTTAATAGCAGAACGGTTAAAGTATTTAAAACCGTTTGGAGCGTCTGTTTTGATAAAGTACGCATCGGAATCGGTGAGGAAGTGATTTACTGTCGCACCTTCTGGGAGCATTCCCATATTCTTCATCGCATTGTTATCGTTGTCCGCAGTTCCGCTACGCAAGTTTGAGTTCATTACTCTTTCCGCAATAAATTGCAGTTCTTTTGGAATAATTAACTTCATACCACGTATCGCAATCTTTAGACCACGCTCGTCAGTCATGCCTGCTATGTCAATCAGCATTGATTCAAGAGAAGTCTCGTTGAGATCTGCTGCTGTTCCTAGCAAGTTGCTTTGGTTGCCAGACAACGAAGGGTGAGCCGCTGAACATAACGCTGCACCGTCGCCAATCACATGAACACCTGTGCTAAACGCATTGTTTAGTACGTTAGATGCTTTGATTTGCTTCGTTTGAGCCATGGAACGAGCCAGAGCTTTTGTGTAGCGTGACGCAAGACGGTCATACAAGTTGTCTTCGATAGCTTCCTCAGTAATTGAGAACGCTAAAGCAATCGTTTCGTTTGTATAACGAGCAGTGTATGTTTCCTGTGCATCGTCAAAGCTTATTGCTCCGCCTTCGCTTTTTACAGGTGCAGATGCAAATCCGCCCAACATAACTTCTTCCTCAAAAGCTCTGTCAGAACTTTCTTCGTCAAAGATTTCAGAATGCTCGTTTTCGTAACGATTGTATTCTAACCCAAATAACGCATTCAGGCCCGGTTCTAGCTCTTTAGCTAGTTGTGCGCGTGATATAGCCATTTTCTAGTCTCCTATACGCCAGTTGTAGAAACAGTACCCGCTGCAATGGAGCCAGTAGGCGCATTGAAGTGGTTGTTTATACGAACGATTAATGGGATACCCGCAGCAGTGAAATCAGAATTAGCGGGGTCATCTACGACGCCCATAACTCTTAATGCCAATGTGTTGGTGGTTGCGATTGTATTCAAATCGGCGGTTGCAGAAGATAGTCCAGTAGTTGTTGAACCACTGTTACCTGTTGCAAAAGCGATGTTTGCGAATACTGCTGCACGAACTTCCGCTTCAGTGTTCGCCGCAGCTACAACGTTAGACGTAGCAACTTGGAACAATTGATTTGGATCGTCGTACACAAAAGCTTTAACGGGATAAGAACTATCCGCGCCAGAGCCGGGCCAGTAATTCGACCATACTGTTTCACCAGTAGTAGAGGACACGTACTCACATCCGCCAAAAACACCTACAATACCAACGTTACCACCAGCCGCAGCTTGTAGATCGTCAATAACGCCAGCAGCTAACGGAATAACCGCCATGCCGTGGAAAATAGGGTTTGAGTTGTCAGATGCAATACGATACTCTGTCATACCATTAGACGAAGGCGAAGAGCCCTGTCTTGATATTGGTCGGAGGCCATAAGATGAGTCTGTATTTGCCATTTATTTTTCTCCAGTAGGGTGGTGGGTTAGCCTTTTTTAGGTCCACCAAAGGTTACTCTTTGTTGACGTTCAGGTTTATTGATCGTCATTGTTGAATGTGCATTCTCGCGCATCATATCATGGTCCACAGCTTCCATCTGGTCGTGGTTTTTCTTAGCGAAATAATTCGACCTTTCGACAACTGTTTCTAATGGCATTCTTGCAAGAATTAGTCCGCCTAAACCAAACACACCTGAATATTTTCCTGATTCCATTACTGGTGCTTCAAAATCTGGGTATTCGTCTTTTCTGACTAATTCCCATCCTTCTCGAAGCTTTGCGCTGATGTTCTTAGTGTCGTCAAATCCGCGCGTTTCCGCTCTTATCCAACGATGCTTGTACCCATCAGGTGCAGGTGGTGCGTCCAACATGGACGGTGGAGACCACGGCTTACGCACTGCCGTTTTTTCCCGTGTGTTAGCTGCGCGAGAAGTGCGATTAATAGAATTTTCCAACTTTTCGTTTTCATTACTCATATTCTCAATCCTTCACGTATTTTGCGTATTCTTCTAACGGCACACCCAATTTTTTCGCTATTGCGACTTGGCTAGGGGTGAGTCTAACCTTTTTCCCACTACTGCGCCCAGATGAGTTTCTTGAAACAGAAGCAACGCTCTGAGCGGGACGTCTCTTCTTATTACCAAGCTTGTGCGGAAACTCTTTTGCAACTCGCCTGTCTAATTCACTATAGTAGTCATTTGTCTGCGGGTCAAACCCTTCTTCTTCAACAAGTCTTTTATGTATCCCAAATGCAGCATAAGTCATTGCCTCGTCTTGGCCAAACCACTCATTACTTTCGGCCCAATCTTCTGCTTTTGGATCCGGTCTACGCGGTTGTTGTTGCGGCATAGGTTGTTGAACTTGCTGTTGTTGCTGGGCCGTAGCTTGTTGTCTATAACGGTCTTGCTGCATTTTTGCTTGAGAAGCTCGGTCACTTTCAATAGCCAAAGAAGTCATGTTTCTCTGTATCTTTACAGCTTCTGCGGTGTCCCCTAACTCCATAGCACGGGTTAAATCTTTTTCGGCAGTTTCCATTTGACTTGTAACACGAGTGGAATACTCATTTACATAGCTGGTGTCTAAACTATCCATTCTTTGTTTTACAGCTTGAGACTCTGCTTGTACTTTTTTAGCAAAGTTAAGAGCTTCACTTTCACGCCGCTCTGCTTCCCGCATCTTCTTTGTTAGACGGTCAATTCGTTTTTGAGTTGCTGTGTCACTTTTTTCAAACTGATCTTCAATAACTTCTACTTCAGGTTTTCCTGATTCTTTTGGAGAGGCTTCTAACTCTACTTCAACATCTTCTGTTTCTTCAAGTTCAAGCTCTATTTGGTCTTTTTCTTCTTCCATGATCTTCCTCTAAAAATGTAATACGTCTTCGGGACTTGAGATTTTTGCTAATATTTCATCATCATTTAAAATGCGAACTTCTCCGCCATCTATTTGAAAACGAGAACCAGCATAACGTGCAAACATAACCCAATCTTTTTCTTGGCACCAAGGCCCTGAAGGAAATTTAGTTGGATCTCCGTAGGCTAAAGAACCTACTTTAAGCACGTATCCTACCTGAGTGGATACTTTTTGTTCCTCTATAACTTTATCGGGTAATAAAATACCACCGTCGGTTTTGCCTTGACCTCGATAAGGTAAGATCAAAATCCGCCATCCAGTTGGGGTAGGCAATCTTTCTAAAAGGGAAGTTCCTATTGTTTCCGGCCGTAGAACCGGTTTTTCTTGGTACGCAGAGGTTAAATCTTCAACACCTCTTTTTGCGGCTTCCAAGTCTACTTGGTTTTCTTCACTCAATTGAGCGCTCCTGTTTTTCTAGCAGGCTTTTTAGTTCCTGTTCCACATGATTTAGGGAATTTAACATTCCCATAAGCTCACGATAATGCTCCATGCTCTTGATTTGATTATGAATTAACGCCTCAAAAACAACTTCTCGTTTGTCTCTTATAATACGATATACAGATTCTGCAAGATAAATCTCATCCATTCGCATAGTCCCCCATAAAGTCTAACATATTACTATCTTATCTTAGCATATCTTATACAAAGAAGACTAGACCTAAATTAAATTTAATGCTTGCTCCTTTGTTTCATCGTTTCTTCTTAACCAACCACGGCCAAATGTATCAAACGTACTGAGCGATCTGTAAAACCCTTCACGCATGTAATGTAGTTGATCTATAATATCAGCAGGCTCGACAGAAGATACGGCTTGTAACGTCATTGGTCCTATACCGCCATCTTGCTCAACGCCTACAATACGTTGTAAGGCTTTTGCTGCTCGGCTTGTTCCAGAGTTTACACCCCAATCAAATACAGCCCAGTCAACACCCGAAGGTAAATCATCTGCCCGAACGCGATCCCAGTAGTTTTCTTTGTAAATAGGGTACACATCGTCGTGCGTAAGACCTTCCATTTCACCGTCCATAACTTGCCGACCAGCGTACTGCTCGTAAACTGCACGAGTTACCCCAAGATTAGTCTCGCCTCCGGGGTCGTTAGGGTGGTTTACATAGCCGCCTTCATGTTCCAGAAGACGCGCCATGCATTCTTCAAAGTTAGATTTCATTTTTTATTATTCCTCATTTTAGCGAACTGTCTAGATCCAAACCAAAATGATATTATGCTTGTGAAGAGTAAGTTTGTATCATCATTCCAGACTGCCTGTAGCGCTGCGTCAAAACTGATACCTGTGTTTAGCGCTTGCATTAACCCTGTTATTTTAACGAGTAAAAAAAGACCTACAAACAAGTAAGTTACCACGGGCCTGACGGAGCCAGATAAAGCGGCCGCAAAGCCAGACTTAGCGTTAGCCGCTGCCATACTTTTATATATTCCTTCCGTCTCTGCAATATCTGCTTTTGCATCTAACTCGTCTAACTTCAGAGAGGATAGCTGTGCGGCGTACTTACCTTTAGCCTCAAGCATTTTAAGCTCTTGAGCGTCCGCTTGTTTCTGCGTAAAAATTTGAATAATACTAGGGATTACAGAAGTTCCAAACCCCAGTGCTGCACCTAATAAAGATAACATTTTATTTTCCTACCATTTTTTGAGCTTTTTTGTGAGAAGCAGTAAAAGTTTCTCCACTCTTCATAAGTTTTCTCATCATTGTCATATGTTTACTAGAGTGGTGATCAGAATGTTTTTTTAAAGTATCTTTTTGTCTTTTTGTAAGTTCTCTCATTTTGTCCTCTTATTTTAATTTTGTTTTAGATAAGGCAGTAGCCCCCATAAAACCAACGACAACTCCCAGCTGGGCCACTATAAATGTATTTAAAAAACCTGACGCAGTAGCAACTCTGTCAATTGCCACAACTGGGGTTAACAAGACAATAACTGCGGAAATAGTTACAATCATTGCTATCCAAGCCATAATGCGCTGTGTATCAGCTAACTTGTCTTCGTTCTCAAGTCTAACCCACCGTTCATGGCGATCAAGTTCCTCGTCAGTAATAACTCCGTCGCCATCGGCATCCGCCATGGCATACTTACTGTTTTCCTGTAGTTTTTTAGCCATCATGCTGTCCGTTTCTTTGCTGTCTTAGCTGCTTTCTTAAAAGCGTTAGCGCTAGGCGCGCCTTTAGAGCCCACTTTACGCATTTTTTCTCCAG